GATAACGGCGTTGCCAGAACGGTTCCGGTCTCGCTTCCCCGGCTGGCGTTCCTCGACGAGCCCAAAGCGCGCGTCGTGACTGTCGACCCGACCGCCGTTGAACCTCTTCCGCCGCTCCCGCCGCCGAAGCCTCCGGGTCCAGTTTTGTGTCCCCGGGGGAAGCCGGCGTCGCGTTTCAGCGGGCAGCCGTTGGAGCCGCTGGAAGCGAAAATCTACGGCCTGCGGACGGACGGATACGGGTCACGGGCAATCGGTCAGATGCTCGGTTTGCACGAAAGCAGCGTCCGGAGGGCCGTTTTTAAGGCCCGCGCAAAGATGGGAGAGTTCGATGGTTCTACCTGCCCAAAAGATTAGGTTTTTGTGTTCCGGCGCGTATGGCCAGCGACCGATGGTGGAGCCCTTCCACGAGCGCACGGTGAGCGCCGGCATGACGTTCGGCCTTGGCCCGGCGGGGTACGACGTAAGGATTAAGCAGCGGCTGACGTTGATGCGGGGAGAGTTCGCGCTGGCGTCGACCGTGGAGCGGTTCGCGATGCCGACTGATGTCCTCGCGAAGGTCGCGGACAAGTCGACGTGGGCGCGGCGGGGGCTGGCGGTTCAAAACACGATTATTGAGCCGGGATGGACAGGCTGGCTGACGCTGGAACTGACCAATCACGGTCATACGCCGATTGATATCGAGGCGGGAGCGCCGATTGCGCAGATAATTTTTCACCAGCTGCTAGAGCCGACGGAAATTCATTACTCGGGGAAATATCAAAATCAGGCCGATGCGCCCGTTGCCGCTATTCGGGAGGGAGGGAAGGAATGAGTGACAGCTACATTCAGGCAGTCGAGAAAAACATTGACGCAGCAGGCGAGCGCACCGACGAAATCACCCGCCTGCGCGAAGAAAACGCGCGGCTGCGGGAACTGCTCGACGACGTGTTTGCGCAATGGGATGGCGATTGGCCGGAAGAGCTTGTAGCGCGCGTGAAGGCGGCTATTTCCGGAGAGCGGGCTATAGGTGGTCCTTTAGCCACGTCCATCCGCCGCCGGTCGTAAGCCAGCCGACGCCTGCAAGCAGCAGCATGACGACCGCGCCGATGCGGGCAAGCGTCCATATGGCCCCGTCAAATTGGCCCTGCTGCCGGGCGTCCTGAATTCTCATGTGTTCGATAGACGCCTCAATGGTGTCTATCTTTATGAGCGTCTCTTTAATCATCCGGATTTCGGCTTTAACCTCTGACGAGTGCGCAATGTGCATGTCGCGGATTTCGCGCAGTTGCTCCATAATCATTTCACAGTCGCGTGACCCGTCCGGCATTATTTCACCCACCCGCATTTAAGAGCCACGCCAACCGCGTTGTGTTCGCGGATTTGGGCAATCGTCGGTTTCGTGTCGTGCCTACTATAATATATAGCGCGGGCCTGTGTACAGAAGTCAGTCGCGGAGGAAAGGGTCGCGCTCGTCGATTGACACGCTGCGAGCGTTAGCAGCCCGCACAGCTTCGCGAGCCGCAACGGCAATCTGAGCATCCTGCACCTGCTTCCTGAGAGCTTCCAGACTTGCTTGCGTCCGGCCAGCGTCTACTAGCTGACGGGCATACAGCCATTCGAAGAGCTTACCAGCGGCCGTGAATAGACCGCTGATAGCCGTGAGGATTGCGACAATCACCGGGTGCCGCCGGTCACATTAAAGTCTTTCGCGAAGATAAGCCCGACGCCAAGCATCGCGCGCTGAAGCTCCGGCCAGTCGATGGTCTTCGTCTGCCAGATATTGAAAAGCACCGTGATAAGCGTCAGGAAGCCGGGAATGGTCGTCATCCAGTTGCCGAGAATGGTAGGCATCAGATACTCCTGCATGTTGTGAAGCCTGCCGAAATCTTGCGACAGACCACGGGACGAGATTGCTTGCCGCTATTGCTAAAACCCGCGCCTTCGACCGCACAGCCCGTCAACAGAAACGCCGTGCCAAAGAGGCATACGGTGAACAGGGACGCGACAAGCAGGAAGCGCAGGGTTTCGGTCATTTTTCGTGTCCAGAGACGTAAAAAACAACGAGCATGATGATGCACACCAGCAGCGCACCGCCGGTTGCTATCGCGTTGAGAATGCTAATCATGCTTCATATTGTACGTGTGGCCCGTCCACGATGGACTTCCAGTAAAGGCCGTATGTGATTTTGTCCGTCAGACCCAACGCCTTCGCCGCAGGCTTGAATGCCTTCTCCACAACCGTCTTATAGTCCTTCAGTTCCCACGAGACCTTGCCGTCTGGCATAGCCACGAAATCAATTGCCTTGCCGCGAAGGTGATACGATTTCATCGTGCGCGATTTGCCGGTCTTTACAAGATACCGCTGACGCTCAGCAGTCCGGAGGCCCTCAGTAATCTCAAACGGGATTGGCGATATCTCACGCGCCTTTTTCGCCAACGCAATCAGGTTGGCGTCTACGCCGCGCATACGGGTGATTGAGGTCGCATTGAGTTTCGTCATTGAAGAAGCATTTCCCTATGCAGAAGCACGCCGAGCCCAAACAGCAGGCGGCAAAGAAAAAGGGCTGCACCGATGAGGCACAGCCCTTTGATGAACTTGATGTCGTCGTCTGGCACTATTGCATTCGTCCGATGCCCTGCGAGCCAAGACCGAGCAGCCCGCGTATAACGGCACGCTCAACCCGGTCGTTTTGCTTTCGCTTGTTTTTTAGCGCCTGAAAAACGCGGGGCAGCATGACATTCAACGGTTCTGCGCCCTGAAGCGGGAGCAGGCGGCGTGCAAGCTCGTTTCGCACCGCTTCGGTGTTTCCGGTTAGCTGATTGAACGCGCCGCGTGCGCCAGCCATTACCGCGCCTTTGACGTTCCCCGATAGCAGGTTGCTTATAATCGCCGGGTCGATACCCATATCGGCTGCATCGGCTGCATTTTCGACAGTCTTTGAGCCGCCAGCTGCTTCCGTCAGGGTCGAATGCATTCGGCGTTCACGCTCAAGCTGCGAAATCATGTCAGCGCGTCTCGCGGGGACAGCAAACGCATCCATTTTGGCTTGCGCATTCGGAGAGAATTTTGCTCGGTTTGCACCCGGCGCACTATTGTTCACGATGCGGGAAACAAGCGGGTCGACAAAACCAGCCCGGAACGGAGCCATCTGGTCCGCCTGCATACCCTGAAATCCGGGTATTACATCTTGCGCCAATGGGGACCCGGCCGCGTCACGACCGCTTGTCACCGCTTCAATCTGCTGGCTCTGTTGACGAAACCTGTCGCGCGCCGCTGCATATGGCTGAGAAGCATCTGCAAGCGCGTCGTCGAGGGCGTTTCTAATCGGGATAAGTTCCCGCTGCTGCGTCGGGTTGGCGCTGTCAATCATGCTGTCGATGTTGCGCTTGACGCGGAATGCAGATGGAAAGTCAGTCAGGATTTCGCGTCCGTTTGACAGCATATCCCGCGCCCGGCGAACGACAGCCTCAACCGTGTCATCCGGAAGCGTCGAGCCGCCGGGAAGGCCGCGACCAACGCCGGGAGACAGGAAGTTGTCCGCAACATTGATTGCCGGTGTTGGGTCGACAAAATTCGCGCTATTCCTTGCCCGACCGTAGTTGATGTCGGCTTCTAGCTTCCGCTGTGCGCGGATGGCATCTTCCGTTTGTTGCGCCGTGCGGGGAGCATCAAAGCCCTCGCGCAGGATATTCACAACCCTGTCCGGTTGGTCAGACTGTCGGTCTTGCAAAAACGATAACGCCTCTCGACGGCCCTCACCGGGCGCTTTGGTGACGGTCGACAGAAGACGACGGCCTTCGTAATCCAGCGCGTCGGCTAATGAATAAGGCTGTGTTCCCGCTGCCTGCATTTCGGACAATACGTCCTGCTCGGTCCGGCCAGAGCGTTCAAGCGCCTGCGCTACCTTCCTGTCCGCGTATCCGGCAGGGTTACGCATCGCTTCGATATTGGACAGCACGCCGGAGCCAACCATCCGCGCGCCCGCCGTCACAGCCGGAACCGCCGCGCCAAAAGCTGCGCCGCCAAGCCCGCCACCTATGAGGCCCTTTACCTTGCTGTCCTCTGCGCTTCCCGCGCCCTGCACAGCGCCATAGCCCGCGCCTTCAAGCGCAGACGCACCAATCCGGGGCAACAACGCCTGTCCTTCGCGCAAAAGCGTCAGACCGCCCTTCGCCGCACTTAATCCGGTGCCGAGCCCGCCAGCGATTTCAGCCGCCGTTCCGACTGCACCGGTCTTTTTGCTCGCGTCCTTTAACAGCTCATCCTGCATCGCCTTTTCAAGCGTGTAGTATTCGCCCAAGCTCCTACTGAAAGGATGCTTAATCTTATCCTTTAGCGCGGACAGACCGGCAGCCGCTTCGTCCGCCCAGCCGAACGTGACGCCCTGTCCGAGCTTGTTCGCCAGCGAAATATCAAACCCGGGGCGGGCATTCGGATTAGCATTCAGGTAATCGCGAGCCGCCTGATGTGCTGCGTCGAGGCGTTCGCCCCCACCACCGCCGCCCGCACCAAGCGCAGAAAGCGCAAGTTCCTGACTGTCTGCGTCGACCTCAAAACGCCGGCCGTCATCCAGTTCAATCCGATATTTCGGCATAGCGTGTCCTTATTGAATAGGCGTGATGCTGCGGACGCCGGCGGGTAGCTTGCTGTTTTGCCCGGCAAGCTCTTGCTGTAGCTTTTCCCTGTCGCCGGGCGTCATGCCATACATGATGGCTTCAAGCTGAGTTCTCTGGTTTCTTAGCTTCTGCTGAATTGTTTCAGGCGCATCTCCCGGCTGCGGGAAATACTGCAAATTGGCATTCGCGAATTCATCTTTACCGATGGCCGCGCCGCTTTCACGCCTCAGAACGGCATTTATGAAATCGCGCTGTGCCTGCGTGATTTGCTGATAATCACCGCCAGCTAACTGGTTGCCAAACCCAAACGGGATATTTGAAACGGCCTGATTATAGATGCTTGAGCCAGCTTCAATCTTCTTAGGGTCTTGCAAAATTGGCATGTCTTTAGAAATGCGCGAAGCAAAACCGAAAGCGTCTGTCTGCTCCTTTGTCGGAGGCTTCGGCGCTTGTCCTGTGCCCGGAATAGGCATCGGCGTAGTCGTGCCCTTTGGAAGAAACGCTTTAGAGCCGTCGGCCATCTCAACGATGGTGCCGTCCATAGGCTTTGGCGCTCTCAGAGCATCAATCTTCGCCTGCTCTTCCTGTAGCTTCAAATCCATCAGCTGACTTTCACGCGGGTCAGCCGTCATTTTCTTGATATACAGGTCGCGCATCTGTTCGGGCGTCAGAGCCTGACGCAGCTCCGGGCTTAATCCGAGCGCATTGGCAATGGCCGGAGCCTGCTTATCTATCTCTTCAGAGCGAGACATTTCTTTCTGCTTCGCACGCGTAGACATATCAAACAGACGCGCCTGCGCCGCCGTCATTGCGTCCTTTTCAGCACCGTCCATATATTGCGGAGCCTGCGCAAGGATTGTCGCGCGTTGCGCCGGTGTCAGGTTCTGGCTCGCGGCAAGCAACATCATGCCGAGGTTTCCGACGCGGCCCATCTGCGCCCGCTGCAAGTCCTCTTCGTAGAACTGGTCAAGCGTCGGCTGCGCGAGTGTAGCCGTGTTGGTCGGCATACCGCCAGCAGCGGGCTGCCCGCCCTGCTGAGACGATGCGAAAGGGTCGTAGCCAAGCAGGCGGCGAGCAAAATCGTTGATGGCCATTTTAACCTCTGCTTAAAAGCCCGCGCACATTCTGGCGGCTGAATTTCGGTTGCGGTATCGGCGCGTTGAACTGCATCGGCTGCATCATTGGCGCGGAGGCGATAATCTGCCCGGGAAGCGAAGACTGCGACAAAAGACCGAGGCCGAGCTTGCCGATTTCCTCGTCCTGCTTTTGCTGACGCATTTTTTCGACATCATAATCCGACGCAATCAGTGAGCCGATTTCATCCGGCTTTCCAGACGGAGTATTGATTGCCGGGGCGATTTCCATCGGAGCGGAAGATTGCTTGCCGGACATTTTGCCGACGTGTTCCGCAACGGTGCCTGCGCCGTCTGTGCGGTTGTAATGCCCCGGGGAGCCGGCGAGGACTGTGGAATACAGGTCCATCAGCCCCATACCCGGCTTGAACCCGCGCGCATCAAGATACTTCAAACCAGCATCAATCTGGTTTTGGGCATTCGGATGTTCGGTGTCGACGCCGAACTGTTTCCGCTCTTCCGGGCCAAACTGAAGAAGGCCGAAATACTTGCCGCCCTTGCCGCCCCAAACGTCAGGACGGCCCGAGCTTTCGTAGTTCATGACTTTCAGGATGTCGTCGGCATTATAGCCAGACGCCTTGGCGCGGCCCCGAAGGTAGGCGATGTCTTGTGCTGATAGCATTAGAACCTCAACCCGCTAAGAAGGCCGAGCCCCGCGCCTGCGGCGGCCCCGTAGGGACTGCCGGTCATTCGATAGCCAGCCATACCGCCGCCAAGCGCGCCCATCAGCGGGCTGCTGCTTGTCGGCTGATACATCTGGGTTGTGAAGCCAGTGGTCGTGCCGTTCGAGGTCTGCGTCGTGTTATATGGCGTCATGCCGAGCGCCTGCATCCGCAGATTAAGCGGGCCGAGCATCGCCGCCTGCCTGTCAGCAAACGCCTGTTGCTGAGCCGCAAGCTCATTCTGACGCTGCGCCTGAAGCGAGCCACTACCCTGAAACGCCGCATTGATGCCGTTGAGGTAATCCTGCTGCTGCTGACCCGTAAGTGCGCCCTGCATCTGAGCGCCCTGAAGCCCGAGGCTCCCCATCGTCTGCCCGATGTCGCCGATTGCGTTAAAGCCGGACAGGTTCAGGTTCCCGAGACCGAGACCAAGCTGTCCCGCATTCTGAAGCGCCGCAATCTGGTTCTGCTGGCCCTGCAAAGCGGCGTTCTGATTTGCCTGCTGCGCTGACTGGTCAAGCCGCGCCAAATCCAGCGCGCCCTGCATGTTCGCCTGTTGGGCCTGTAAATCCATCCCGCGACCCTGAAGGCCGGCGGACTGATTGGCCCGGAGAGCATCCAGCATCTGTGACTGAGACGTAAGCCCGGCCTGCTGGTTGAATTGCTGCGCCTGAAGGTTCTGGGCATTCGACTGAAGGCCGAGATTGCCAAGGGTCGACGCCGCCTGAGACCGGCCGGACAGCGCATTCAGCCCGAGGCTGCCAAGCTGCTCAGCCGCCGAGAGACCAAGGTTCGCCCGGTTTAGTCCCATCTGCTGGTTTGCAAGAGAAGCCTGCATAGCCGCAGACTGATTAGCCTGCTGAGCCTGAAGGTTGCGCCCTTGGTCCGTCTGTAACGCCTGAAGCGCCTGATTGTAGTTCTCTCGGCCTAGATTAGCCGCAAGCTGCGCGCCCTGAACGCCGAACTCACTATTCGTAATCGCGTCCTGAATAGCCTGCCGCGAGCCTCCGAAAGCATTCGAACGAATGGCCGCATCCGCATTCTGGTTCAGCGCCTGCTGACGCTGTCTGTCCAGCATTGACAATGTCGGATTAATCACAGCATCCGAAAACGGATTAAGATATGACCCAATGTTTGCCTGCGGAACCGACTGAGCCGAAACGTCTCTCGACGATACGTCGTTAATCCGATTAGCCTGCCCGGCTGCGCCAATAGTTCCGAGCATCGCCGCGTCTATCGCCGGGTCGGCAGAACCCAAAGCGCGCCCGATAACAGACTGCGCGCCACGTGTCGGATTTGGCCCGGCATTGACGGCCGAGTAGCCAAGCCCGGAAACATCTATTGGCTGAAACCCGGGGCCTGAAAGCGAGATGGGATTGAACGCCTGCCCGGGGCCTGAGATATTGCTATAGTTCGGCTGAGCAGCGGACTGCATCCCTGCAATAGATTGCTGAACACCGAAAGGATTAAGCGAAAGCCCGATGCCGCGCGCAGCGTCCGACAGGTAAGCGTTCCCGGTTCCGACAGCGTTTGCGACATTATTCGCGGCCGTCTGATATGCCGGGTTTACAGCGCCCATATTCTGGTTCAGCGCATTAATCGCAGCCAACTGGCCCGGGTCCATACCGGCGACACGCTGCCCTTCATATGCGGCGAAGGCAGCAGGCGACATATTCGCAGCCGCATTATAGTTCGCTCGGCCGGCTGCCTGAACCCATTCCGGCAGCTTGTTCTCAGTGGTCGACTGAGTAGTCTGCTGCTGGGGCAGAAACACATATTGAGGTCCGCTAGAGCTTCCACCCATCGTCGTTTCCTATTTGGCGTTTGAATAAGACATGCGTCGGCTGCCAGTCATATTCCGGCAAGACAGATTTCCACCCGGGCCGGCCAAGGGTCTGCACCCACGAGCAGCCGGTCTGTTCAGCAAACGCCTCGATTTTCGGAATGAGGTTCACAACGGACATCTCGCCAACAGCGAGAAAAACATTCAGGAATTTCTGTTGCGGCTCCTGAATGATTTCCGTCAATACAAAGCTGTCGCCTTCAGAAAAAACCTGAAACCGACCGGCCGAAATTTCATTCTTTATGTCTTCAATCGTGTGAGTGTCGCCGGCAATCCGCAAAGCTCTTTGCAGACGTTTATTAAGCTCATCAGCTGGTAACGTCATACCGGCGACGGGACGTCCGTAGCCGCAACAGCCGTGGTCAATACGCCAGCATTCGAAACTGTCACTTGATAGACAGTCCCGTCCGGCGACTGAAGCAAAAGTTGAGGCTGCACCGTGTAAGGACCTGACAGCAGCCCCAACCGGCGGGAGAGTTGCGCCGTAAAGGCCGAGAACCACGCGCCGTCGTATCTAGCGGGAACCGCACCGAATGACGGTAGCGGGGAAGGTTTAGTCGTCATCTGTCGCCGCCTCCGGGCCTTACATCAAGCCTGACCTGACCGACCGACCAGTAATTGTCATTGGTCGCAGTGATACGCATACGAAGGTCGCGGCCGGTGACGCGCGTGTCAGTGTAGCCGTCAGCCCTTGGCGTATAGGGGCCGTAGGACGTTTCTGTCTGGTCGCCTGTAAACGCGCTGTAGAACGTCAGGCTGTAGTTCTGAGAACCGTGCTGCGGGTCGACGGGGACAATCGCCTGATTGATGTCGACGAGCCCGGATGTTTGAAGATTTATCGGCAAGACAGACGTTTCCGCCCAGACCGACCCGACACGCGAAACGCCGGCGTCTGTCCACGTTCCGTCGTCGAACTGATAGACGTATTTGTCCGTTTTGGAGCCTATCGGGTATTTACCCGTTTGCGCGCCGCAGGCCGCCGTCACAGCACGTTGGCCACGCGCCCACCAACCCTCGGCGTAGTTCCAGATAATATAGCGGGAGCATTCGGTCGTCGCGTCGTTCTGGTCCGGGTAATCAAACCAGAATTCCGGGTAAACGCCGCTCTCATGCATGTGGGCGCGATAATTCCCATAGAGCGGGTCGTAGTCCTGTTTCAGGTCATTGAAAAACGGACACGGCAAAGCCCGGACAGCAGAACCGTCGTAAACCCAGAAGCTCTCCTCGCCAAACCACATGACAAGATTGCCGCCGATTGCCAAAGCATTCGGTGTGGCGAACGATGTCGCGCCGAGCTTCTCGACGCCATAAAAATACGGAGCGCCAACATACCGGACCAGAAACGCCTCGTGCTGTGTCAAGACGAGGATGCCTTCCTTGACCCGGATGCCCGTCAACAAAGGGCTGGTGGCTTCAAGATCGAGGAAGCCTGTCTGGTTGGTAGCCGTCGATGTCCAGCTGTTGTAATTCTCAAAATCGCTCCACTGAATGCGGCGCTTGTTCCCGCCCGCGCCGATAAGCATCGCCGCGCGCTCAGCCGTCACGACAACAGCAGTGTTGGCCGTCGGGGCATTCGAAGGAACGTCCATAGCCGGCGGCGTGCCGCTTGTCGGGGCAAGATGCAGAAGCCGCCCGTCAGACGAGCATACGGCAAGCAGGTCTTGCCCGAACGAAGCGAACGACCAGAAATCCGCCTTCCTGAACTGCGGCGGGTTTACAGAACGCTGACGGCCGTATGTGTCTTGTCCGACTATCCACTGAGCCGTAATAGAGGTGGCGGTCCCGGCCCCGGTAGTATTCAGCGACGCGCGGTTCTTCTGCAAAACAGAAATTGTCGTGCTGGAAACAGTTTGCGAGACGCTTACCGTATAGGTGCCTGTGCCGCCTGTGCCGGTTCCTAGCGCCGTGACGAATGTGCCGCCCTGAACATTTGTGCCGCTGATAAAGTCGCCAACCGCAACCGTTCCGGAGGCCACAGCGGAAACCGTAAGCGTCGTGCCGGAGATTGAACCAGTGACAGACCCGATGGCCGGCGCAGTCGATAGCTGGAACGTATTCGCATTGACCGGCTTAACGTAATAAGCCGTGCCAGATGAAATGCCCGTTGGAAGCGTGCCGCCGGTCGGAACGAATTTAACGACATCGTCAGCCGTCAGGCCGTGGTTGGTCCACGTTACGACAGCGGGCGAGGCGACTGAAATTGCAACAGTGTTTGACGCAGCAATCGTCGTGCCGTTTGGGTCAAGAACCGGCGACGGGTCCGAATACGTGCCGACGCCAAAGCCGCCGCCGCCAACTCCGCCTATCCCGACGAAGCCGGCAGGCGTGACGTTGTATATATTGCTAAACTGAACCTGAACGCCCGTTTCGTGACCGATGGCCGTCCAGATTTGAGAGCTATTATCGCGCCACGAAAAGAGCTTGCGAACTGTCGAAGGCGCTACAGCATCAGTAATTCGGCTATTGCCACCCGTTGGCACCAGCGCGCCAGCAACCCAACGGACGTTATTGGTGTCCCAATAGGTGCCGGGCGCGTCATATGGCGTCGCCTGACGAATGACGCCGGGCTTGATGTTGAGCGGTGTCCACGGCATGTCTAGCCTACGATTATGAAGCTGAAGCTCGCGTCAGTTGAGCCGCCGCTACTGTTGAGCGTTTCTAAATAACAAATAGTTGTGGTTTTTGAATTTACGCGCGTATAGATGTTCCCGGAACCTTGATCGAGGTTCATAACAACCGCGTAATTTGCGTTTGGCAAAGCGGTGGTAAAGTTTACTTGAATAAATCCCGTGGCGTTCCTTGATATTGAGGTAATATTCCCGCCTGCAACCAATGTTGCCGTCCCATTATTGGTGATATAACCCCAAGCTCGCACGCCAAATATTGGCGCTGAACCTGTCTGTGCGCCGCTTAGTTTCGCAGCCGTAACATTTGCATCTGTTATTTTAACAGTAGTGACAGCATTTGAGGCAAGTTCTGTTGAAGAAACGCCGCCGGATGAGATACTAATCGTTCTGTTTGTAGATAAATCGCCGCCGCCTGTAAGTCCCGTTCCCGTTGATACGGAGCGAGCGTAGAAGAATTGCCGCGTGACAGGCTGAAGAGATGCAACCGGGTCCGCTGCAAGTGTAAGCGCGCCCGTCATAGTTCCGCCGCTTATATCCAGCTTTGACGAAACCTGACCATCGACATAGGTTTTGTTCGTCAGATGACCGCCCAATGTTGGCGCAGTCGATGCCGTCAGCGTGCTGGAAAACGTCGCTGCGCCTATAACGCCGAGCGTGCCTGAGAACGACCCGTTGACGCCGCTTATGTTGCCAGACGCTGAAACATTGCCGCCCGTGACATTAAGCTGGCCGGAACCAACATTCAGCCCGTTCGCCGGGAGTGCAAGCGCGCCCGTCATCGTGCCGCCAGCTTTAGGCAAAGCAGCATTCGCCAAATCATAGGCCGTTTTCACGCTGTTTGGCGTTGCGGCTGTCGTGACGCTTGTGCTGGCGATGCTGTCTGTGAGCTGAACTATCGCCGCCGTGGTCGTTGTAGCTGTCGGCTGCGACCCGGCAAAAACAATGTTGCCGGTCATCGTGCCACCGGTCAGGTTCAGCTTCAGCGCGTCCTGACCATCGACATAGGTTTTGTTTGTAAGATGACCGCCAAGCGTCGGTGCAGTCGATGCCGTCACAAGGCCAGCAATCGACATTGTCGAGGAGAAGGTCGCCGCGTCTGTAACGCCGAGCGTCCCTGACAAAGAGCCATTAACGCCGGAAAGGTTTCCAGATGACGTAATGTTGCCGGAAGTCGTGACGTTTCCGCCAACAACCTGCAACTGCCCGGAACCGACGTTTAACCCGTTTGACGCAAGAGTTGTCGTGCCGGTTACGTTCAGCGTTCCATTAACGGTTTTATTGCCGCTGGCACACGCTCCGGTGACGGTAAGCGCGCCGGACATATTCACATTGCCGCCGGTGACTTGCAGCTGGCCAGAACCGACGTTTAGACCATTTGACGCAAGTGTGGTCGCACCTGTCACCGAAAGCGTAGACGAAAGCGTCGCCGCGCCTGTTACGCCTAAAGTGCCGCCGACACTCGTGTTGCCGGTGAGCGTCGATGCCCCGGTTACTGCCAAAGTTCCAGAGAACGTGCCATTAACAGCCGACGCGTTGCCGGACATCGACACGTTGCCGCCGGTGACGTTTAGCTGCCCGGAGCCGACGTTCAGCCCGTTTGAGGGCAGGGCAAGAGCGCCCGTCATCGTCTGCGTCGTGGCTATCGAAAGCGACACAATGTTGCTGTCGATAGTGTCCAGATTAGCATTGAGATGGCCGCCCCACGCATTCGTGTCAGCGCCAACCTCGGGCTTAGTCAGATTAAGGCGCGTCGTGTAGGTGTTGGCCATCTCTTGCTATTCCTGTTTAAGCAGCCACAGGCTCAATAGGCGTCACAGCGTTAGCCGCAGCCTCCGCAGCTTTTGCCTTTTCAAACGCGACCGTGGACGACAAAAGGCTATTCAGCGTTGCACGAGCATAGGCGGTCACAGCCTCGTCAGCCGTAGCCGGGCGCGTCACCCACTGCTGCACAGCTATCGTCGGTCTGTCGGCTTCCGTCTGGTCCTCACCGGGGGACCACGAGGCGTCGGGGACCGTGGACTGCACGTTCTCCGTCACCGTGCCGTAGCCGCTGGAAGGCGACACAAGCCACGCGACGATGCGCGGGGCGTCTGTGTCTGCGATATTGAGCGCGACGTTTAGGTCAAGCGTCGGGCCGTCAACGCCAAGTGTTAGTGTAGCCATTATGCGTGTCCTTCAGTTTCATCCACAACAGGCGTAGCCGCCGGTTCGCCCTTCGCCGCTTCCTCAATCTTCCGCTTGAAATGCAGACCGGCTTCCGCCGCCTGCAAGCCCGCTGCCTTCACGGCAACGTCAATCAGGTTGATGAGGACATTGGCTTCGTC